CGTGGAATGCCATTGGATTGTCCTCACCGATTGCGCTGAGCGCGCGACAGGGCGCGGCTCACCTGGGCCGCAACCTGGGATTGGCTGCGCTGGAAGCCCTGGACGTCCGGCGTCGTGATGTTCATCACCACGCTCACCGCCCTGCCCCCGCCCGCTTGCACCCCCAGCCGTCCATCCGGTCCCCGCGCCAGCGGCATGATCGCCTCGGGGCCGGCCTCGCCCATCAGGCCGCGTCCGCCCCGCATCGGGAAGGTCGTGGGGGCGCCGACGATGCCGCCCTTGGCAAAGGGCATCACCCTGCCCTGGCTGAACGCCCCGCCATTGGCAAAGGGCATTCCCGCCCCCATGGCCCCGGCCACGCCCTGCGCCAGAAGACCGCCCAGCGCGCCCGTCACCGGCTTGATCGCGATGGAGTAGATCGTGTCTACGATGGTGTTCGCGACCGACTTCAGCGCGTCGTTCAGCTTCATTCCGTCGAAGACCAGCCCGTCGAATGCCTTCCGCAACCCCCCGCTGATGCCACTCGACAGCGTGTTCACCTCGCGGCCGGTGAAGATCATCGTCTCCCGCATCCGCGCCAGTTCCCCGTCGAACGCCGCCACCATCGACACCGAAGAGCTCATCTGCGCCTCAAGCGCCTGAAGCTGCTCCTGCATCGTTCCGATATCCGCCATCGCGCTCATCCTTCCTCACATCAGGGAACGCCGCTGCCAGCTCCGCCAGCCGCGCGCGTGTCAGGGGCGGGACCAGACCCTCCCGCCCCAGCATGATCTTCAATTCCACCGGTGTGAGCCGCCAGAAGACCGCGGGCTCCAGCCCCAGCCCGTGCAGTCCCGCCTGCATCAGGCCCGGCCAGTCGATGCCGCTCATGGCTCGTCCGGCAGGGCGAAGGCCCGTGCCAGCAGTTCCGCCGCCGCCCGTGCCGCCTCGACCGGCCCACCACCGATCTCGACCCGCAACAGGTCCGCCGCCTGCCCCTGCCAGCCTCCCCCACGAAGCCCCGCGACGATCAAGGCCAGCACATCCCGTGTCGAGAACCGCCGCTCCTCGAACCGCTGCACCAAGTCCAGAAGCGACCCCGTCTCCAGCACCTCCTCCAGTTCGGCCAGCGCGCCCAGCGTCAGCTTCGCCACATGGCGCTGGCCATCCAGCCAGATCGCCACCTCGCCCGCCCAGGGGTTCGCCATGTCAAAGCGCCGTGAAGGTCAGCGCACCCGCCGAGGCCATCGCCATCTCGTAGGTCGCCTCGTCGTTGTGACTGCCGGAGTATTCGATCGAGGTGATCTGGAACGGCCCCTCGATCACGCCAAAGCTCGGGATCACCACCTGAAAATCCGGGATCTCGCCGTTGAAGAACACCTGCCGCGCGCGTTCGTCGGTGTTCTCGTCCCGGAACACGCCCGAGCCCGAGATCGCCGCTGACTTCACCCCTGCCCCGGCCAGCAGCTCGCGCCAGCCGCCCTGGCTTTCCAGACTGGTGACATCCACCGATTCCGTGTTGAAGCTGATCCGCGTGGCCCTCAACCCCGCGATGGTGACGAACTGGCCGTCCCCCGTCTGGTCGATCTTGATCAGCAGATCCTTGCCGCTTTGCACAGCCATGTTCGCTCTCCGTATGAAAGGGGTTGGGCGGGCGCTAAAGCTGTACGCGCGCCCGGAAGGTCAGGTCGATCCGCCGCGTCTCGCCCTCTTCGATCCGCCGGGCGCTGGCCCGGACGAAGAACAGGCTCACCAGCTGCCCCCGGCTCAGGGACAAAGGCGCCCCGATCAGCGCGTCCGAGATGTCGGCGGCAATCGTCTTGATCGACAGGAACCCCGTCGCATCGGTGATCACGCTGATCACCAGTTGATGCTCGGCCCCCGCGCCCGACTTGTCGGACTGGTCACGCGCCTCCTCGGGGCCGATCAGCACGAAGGTTCCCGTCACGTTCGGCGGCACCGCGTCATGGATCGCCACGCCTGACAAGGCAGGCCAGGTCGAAAGCCGCTGGAATACCGCCGTCTGCAAGGCGGGTGCTGCACCATAGCTCATTTCGGCCCCTCCTCCCGGACGAAACAGGTCAGATAGCGACCGGACGGGTCGCGCTCCGTCACCGCCTGGATCAGGAACAGCCGCTCGCCCTCTCGAAACCTCTGCCCGGCTTTCGGGCGGGATGCCGAACCCGTCGGAGCACCTCGCACCGTCACGCGATAGGGCACCGCCGACAGCATCCGCTCCTCGCCCAGCGTGTCGCTGCCCGATCCCGGCAGGATCTCGGCCCACAGCTTGCCCACTGCCGCCCATACGACGGTGAAGCCACCGGCACCGTCCGGTGTGCGGACCACGCCTTCCAGCACCAGCGCGCGATTCAGATGGGGCGCGTTCATTTTCGGCCCCCGCCCAAAATACGTACCGTGCGCCAGCGCTCGATCAGCGTCACCACGCCGAAGGGCAGCCCCGCCGCCTGCGCACCGTCGTCATGCCGGTGCTCGTAGAACTCGCCGGCCAGAAGCAGCACCGCCTGCCGCAGATCCACGGGAATATCGGTCCAGGCCGCGCCAAAGCCCACCTCGAACACCACCCTGGCCGACCCCCCGCTGGGGATGGTCGGCAGCGCGCTTCCCTTCCCCGCCAGCCGCGGACGATGCAGGTCCTTGACCAGCCGGTAGACCGCCCCCGGCACCAGAACCTCTCCCCCCGCCGCATCGACCAGCGTCACGCTCACGACACCCGTCACCGGGGCCACCGGCAGCGCCTGCTCCTCGTCCCGCCAGCACTCCAGCACCCAAAGGAAGCGGCGCTGGAAAAGCATCTTTCCGATCCGCCCCTCGATGGCTGCCAGGGCGGCGCGAAGATAGGTCTCGATCAGCCCGTCCTGCAGCCCGTCATCGGCAAAGCCGCTGCCCATCCGCAGATGGTCCTTCATCTCTTCCACCGGCAGTGCCGCCAGGGGCACCTGAGTTTCTTCGGTCAACATCATGATCAGATCTCCGCCCGCGGCCGGGCAATTGCTGAATGCAAGGCACGGGGAAAGGCCCGGCCCCCGCAGGGACCGGGCCGAAACGTCACGACACCGCGATCTTCAGAAGCTTGATCGCCGCATAGTCGGTGATGTCGCCGCCCACGCGCTTGTTGGCGTAGAAAAGGACGTTGGGCTTGGCCGAGAACGGATCGCGCAGGATGCGCAGGTCCGGCCGCTCCGCGATGGTATAGGCAGAGCGGAAGTCACCGAAGGCGACGGCATAGGCGCCCGCCGCGATGTCGGGCATGTCTTCCGACACGACGACCCGATAGCCCATCAGGCGCGAAGGCTCGCCCGCCGCCAGACCGTCCGACCACAGGAAGCGGCCATCGGCATCCTTCATCTTGCGCACCGCGCCCACGGTCTTCGAGTTCATCACGAAGCTGCCGTTCGCCCGGTAGTCCGCGCCCAGCGCATAGACCAGGTTGATGATGCAATCCGCCGCGTTGGTGGTGGCAAAATCCGCCGCAGCACCCGTTGGAACATAGCCGATGTTGCCCCAGGTCCAGGAGGCGTTCGCGACCTTTGTCGGGAGGAGGATACCCTTCGGCTTGTCCACGCCGTCGCCGTTGATGAAGGCCGCAGCCTCGGCGCGGATGAAGCGGGTGGCGATCTTCTCGGCAAGCCACCCCTCCACGTCGAAGGCGCTGTCGTCCAGCAGGCGCTGGCTGGCCTTCGGCATCGCCGCCAGCTCGTGCAGCTTGATCGAGATGCGCTCGATCACCGGCGTCGCGGTCTCGGAGGTGGCAGCCGCCTCGGTCGCCCAACCCGACCCCACTTCGCTACGATCCACGATCACGTCGAACGAGGTCGCCTCGACCTGCACCACATTCGCCACCGACCGCAGCGACGAAGTCGACAAGAGCAGCGACTGGATACGGTCCGCCGTCTGCGGGTCGACCAGATAGCCGCCATCGGCGGCCACCGCACTCGACATCGCCTTGCCTTCCAGGGTCAGGCCACGCAGGCCGTCATCGTCGCCCGACCGCAGATAGGCGTTGAACGCCTTCTGATGCGGGGCTTCCACCTCCGCGCGGGCCGAAAGCGCCGGGCGGCCATAGGACATCGTCTTTGCGTTCAGCATGGTCAGTCGCTCTTCCTGATGTTTCAGCGTTGATTTCACTTCGTCCTGAAAGCTGCTGAATTCCTTCAGGAAACCGGCCATGGCGGCCTTGGCCTCTTCGGCCGGTGATTGGGCGGGGGACAAACCTTCCCCGGCCCGAGACTTGGTCTCGGTCATTGACGCTTTCCTTCTTTCACTGATGGAACGGCTCGCGCTATCGCCCGGCCAGACTGCGGCGCGCGTCCTCGAAGGCCGCCGCGATATGCCGCCAGCCGTCGTCCAGAGCTTCCGCCTTGGCCGCGACCCGCGCTTCGGGAAGCATCGGGAATGTCACCAGAGACACCTCCCAAAGCTCCAGCTCCGACAACAGGCGCTGGCCCTTGCCGTCGCGTTCCGCCTTGACCGTGCGATAGCCGATGGACAACCCGTCGATGGCCCCCGCCTGGACCAGAGCCGCCACTTCGCGCCCCCGCTCCACCTCGGTCAAGATGCGCCCCTTGACCCACAGGCCCGTGGCATCCTCGCGCACCTCGTCCCAGACGCCGATCGGTTGGCCCGGATCATGCTGCCACAGCATCTTGACCCTGCCGCCCCGCGCCGCCAGCCGCTTCAGGCTCGCCGCATAGGCGCCCCTCTGCACGATATCGCCGCCTTGGTCCGCCTTGCCGAAAAGCGAGGCATAGCCTTCAACCACATGCCCCTCGCGCACCACCAGCCCCGTCTCGGGCCGGTGGAACTTGCGCTCGGGCGCTCCCCACCCTTGGCTACAGTCTTCCGTCATCGCCTCACCTCATAGAAGCCTGGATGACCGTCTCGGCCATCTGTGCCAACAGGAACGCCGCCACCCCATAGACGCCGACCCAGATCCGTTTCTCCAGCCGCTCCAGCGTCGCCTCGATCAGCCCCAGCCGATACTCCAGCCCCGCCCAGCGCTCGTTCGCGACCCGCTCGTTCGCCTCGATCCGCGCCGACGCCGCATCGAAGCTTTCGTAGAGGAACCGCGAGCCCCCCTCGGACCGCCGCGCCGTCATTCCCCCTCCGCGAACTTGGGCAGGCCCAGCAGCATTCGCTTCTCCGCCACCGTCAGGAACTCCGCCGCCGCGACCCGCGCCCATTGCTGGTCCCGCTCGCTCGCCAGGGCGGGCACCTGATCCAGGTCCGGCCTCAGCTCCACCGCTTCGCCCGCGAATCCCGCCAGCCAATGCGCCAGATCGGCCAGCACCTTGGTCGCCAGCGGCAACACCGTCAGACGGAAGAAGGCCCGGTTCGCCTCCTGATAGTTGGAATAGGTCGCATCCCCCGGTATCCCCAGCAGCATCGGCGGCACCCCGAAGGCAATCGCGATCTCCCGCGCCGCCGCTTCCTTGGTCTTCTGGAACTCCATGTCCGAAGGCGAGAACCCCATCGGCTTCCAGTCGAGCCCCCCCTCCAGCAGCATCGGCCGCCCGGCATTCCGCGCGCCCTGATGGTGCGCCTCCATCTCGCTCACCAGCCGCTCGTACTGGTCGGAAGACAGCGAAGCCGCCCCGTCCGCCCCCTTGTAGACGATGGCCCCCGAGGGCCGCGCCGCGTTGTCCAGCAGCGCCTTTGACCAGGACGACGCCGAGTTGTGCACATCCACCGCCACCGCCGCCGCCTGCATGGGCGAGAATCCGTAGTGATCGTCCTGCGGATGGAAGGTCTTCAGATGGCAGATCGGGCTCATCTCGCCAGTCACGTCATAGCGGTGCGTCCGCCCGCCGACCGTATAGTCATAGGCCACCGGCCAGCCGTCCGCCCCCGGCACAAGGTTCATCCGGTCCGACCGCAGCACATGCAGCTCTCCCGGCATCGCGCCAGCGCCTGGCACCGCCTCGACATAGGCGTTCCCCGCCAGCAGCAGATAGCCGTAAACCGCCTCCAGAAACTCCGCCTTCCCCTGAGCGCCATTCGGGCGGCCGATCAGCTCCAGCACCGGATGCAGGTCGAACCGCTGCGCGCTGGTCTGGCAGATCAGCGGCAGCGCCGCCGCCGCCTCGGCGATCAGCCGCACAACACGGAAGCCCACCGGATTGCCCTGAAACCCGGTCCGCGTCAGGCTGGCGGCATCCCGCGGGCTCCAGGCCACGCGGCCCGCATTGCCCCAGGCGATCACCCGACCCACGGCCGAGGCCTTGCGTTCCGGAACCGCCGTCCCCGGCGCCTTCCGCAGAAAATCGAACACCATCTCGCGCTCCTTCGTGCCTCGGGCAGCGCCCGACCATCCGGGCTGCCTGAAGCGCCCGGTCATATGACCTTGAAATGCCGGAGATTCCCTAAAGCGACCGAACGCTCGGCCGCAGTCCATGCAACGGGGTCAGCATCAGGTCGGTCAGCGCCCAGACCAGCGCATCCAGCCGGTCGGGCGAGCCCGTGCCCTGCCAGCCCACCCCCGTCATCCGGCAGAGCTGCTCTTCCAGCAGCGCCAGCCCCCGGACATGGCTTACCCGGCCCTGCTCGTACAGGGCCGCCACCGGCTCGGCCCGCAGCATCTTCGACCGTGTCGCATGGACGCCCCGGAACGGCACCAGCGGATCGATCATCCGGACCAGCCGCTCCACCAGGTCGCCACCCTGGTTGACCTCGGCCACCAGCCGGTCCGCCCCATGCCGCTCCATTGCCGCCAGCGCCGCCCGGGCCCAACCCTCCGGCGTCGCCCCCTTGACCGAGGCATCTTCCAGCACCACCGCGCGCCAATCCTTCGGTTCGCCCCGCGTATCCGCGGCGACGACTACGATCCCGCATTCATCGCTCGACTTCATGCTGGTCACGGGCGGGTCCACCGCCACCACCACCCTGTTGAACACGGGCACCTCGTCCACCCGCGCCGCCTCCAGCATCGCAGAGGTCCAGAGCGCCCCCTCCGCATCTTCGACCAGCACTCCCTCCAGCTCCTGCCGACCGAACTTGGTGCCGCCATAGCGGTTCTGCACTTCGGCCAGGAAGCTTTCCGCCAGATAGGCCCGGTTCGCCTCGGTCGGCGCATGCGTCACGACCGAGGACGGGTTCTTCAAAATCGCCTTCAGCACGCCCACGTTGCGCGGGGTCGTCGTCACCACCGCCTGCGGATTCTTCCCCAGGCGCAGCGCGAACTGCAACTGGTCCCAGGCATCGCCGCCCTTCTTCCACTTGCCCAGCTCGTCCGCCCAGGCCGCATCGAATTGCGGGCCCCGCATCGCCTCAGGCTCATGCGCCGAGAAGACCTGCGCCACCGCCCCGTTCGCCCACAGAAGCTGCGACTTCGACGCCTGCCATTCCGGTTTCCGGTCCGGCGGCGAACAGGCGATGATCCCGCTCTCGCCCAGAACCATCACCTCGCGCACCTGGTCCACGGTCTCGCCGACCAGCGCCACGCGCTTGCACCGCCCAGGGTCCGCAGGCCCCGCGCCCTCCACCTGCGCCCGCACCCATTCCGCCCCGGCCCGCGTC